GAGACCAAGACGGCATGATGCTGATCTTCGACGAGTCCTCCGGCATACCTAATCCTATATGGGAGGTCGGCGCCGGGTTCTTCACCGAGAACACACCTGATCGGTATTGGTTTGCCTTTAGCAACCCCCGGCGCAACGAAGGCTACTTCTTTGAGTGCTTCCACGCCAAACGGGCGTTCTGGAACACCCGCAGTGTGGACGCAAGGACGGTGGAGGACACCGACAAGCAGGTCTATGAGCAGATCATCGCAGAATACGGCGAAGATTCGCCACAGGCGAAAGTCGAGGTGTACGGCGAGTTCCCCGACGCAGGGGAGGATCAGTTCATCAAGCCCATGCTGGTCGAGGACGCAATGGGCCGCGAGCGGTGGAAGGACACCACGGCACCGATTGTGCTCGGGATAGACCCCGCGCGCGGGGGCGCCGACTCGACCGTGCTGGTGGTGCGCCAGGGGCGGGACATCATCGCCATCAAACGGTACTCGGGCGAGGACACCATGACCATCGTCGGACGGGTGATCGACGCCATCGAGGAGTACAAGCCGATTCTGTCGGTAATCGACGAAGGTGGCCTCGGATATGGAATACTTGACAGGCTGACAGAACAGCGGTACAAGGTGCGTGGGGTAAACTTTGGCTGGAAGGCCAAGAACGCCATTATGTGGGGCAACAAGCGGGCTGAGATGTGGGGCTTGATGAAGGATTGGCTGAAAACAGCATCCATTCCTGGCGACCGGCAGCTAAAGGCTGATCTGGTCGGCCCCATGAAGAAGCCCAACAGTAGCGGTACGATTTTCCTTGAAGGAAAGAAGGAAATGCGTAGTAGAGGTCTAGCCTCACCCGATGCCGCCGACGCGCTGGCGGTGACGTTTGCCTTCCCCGTCGCGCACCGCGAGTATCGGGAGCCTGCCAAACGCACCGCGTCATCTCACGCCAGCGTAACCAACTCTTGGATGGGTAGTTAGGTGAAGAAAAGCGTGTCTCTAGCTGTGGGTCGAGGCGAGAAGCTCCCCGTTAGCAAGGGCGCTGGCCTGACCGCCAAGGGCCGAGCCAAGTACAACGCAGCCACCGGCAGCAACTTGAAGCCGCCGGCGCCCAGCCCGAAGACCGCAGCCGACAAGGGGCGCAAAGCATCCTTTTGCGCGCGCATGTCGGGGGTAGTCAGGAACGCCAGCGGCCCCGCTGAACGTGCAAAAGCCTCTCTTAAACGATGGAAGTGCTGACCATGAAAAAGCCAGGTAGCCCCGGTTTGTATGCTGCAATCAACGCCAAACGCGACCGCATCGCTGCGGGCAGCAAAGAGAAGATGCGTAAGCCAGGTTCCCCCGGCGCACCGACGGCCAAGGCGTTCAAGCAGTCGGCTAAAACGGCGAAAAAGAAATGACGGACTTGTACGCAAAAGGATACGCAGTGCCGTTGTACGGCCTGTACACCCACACCTGGCGGCACTACGATCGCGAGATTACGCTGCCACACGGCGCAGTGCCGGTCATGGAACGTGATGGCGTGCCGTGCGCTCTTTGGGCTGACGTGCAAAAGGCGGTAAAGTAGTGGCCTATCAGGACACAGGCATCAACGAGGCCGGCGCTGTCGCAAGCGGTGGCAGCAAGCGCGACGTGGGTAACGCCGACATGCTGGCGACCATGCGTACCCGTCTGACGATGGCGATCTCGGCCTACTCGGACTCCCGCGAGGACGAGCTGGACGATCTTCGCTTTCGTGCGGCCTCACCTGACAACCAGTGGCAGTGGCCTGCCGACGTGCTGGCAACACGCGGCTCGGTGCAAGGCCAAACGATCAACGCTCGCCCATGTTTGACCATCAACAAGCTACCGCAACATGTGCTGCAAGTCACCAACGACCAACGCCAGAACCGTCCGAGCGGCAAGGTAATACCTGCTGACGACAAGGCCGACATTGAGGTTGCAGAGATATTCAACGGTCTGGTGCGGCACATTGAGTACATCTCCGATGCTGACGTAGCTTACGACACCGCCTGCGACAACCAGGTAACCTTCGGTGAGGGGTACTTTCGCATCCTGACTGAATACAACGACGACAACAGTTTCGAGCAGGATTTGCGAATCGGGCGTATTCGGGACAGTTTTAGCGTCTATATGGATCCGACAATCCAAGATCCTTGCGGATCTGACGCTGAATGGTGTTTTATCAATCAGGAACTCACTACAGACGAGTACGAACGCGAGTTTCCTAACGCCGCAACCCTGTCCAGCCTGCAATACGGCGTCGGTGACGGGCAATTGAATGCCTGGATCAACCAAGACACGGTAAGAATCGCGGAATACTTCTATATTGAGCATACGGCCAAGAAACTGCACCAGTACCACGGCGGAATCACCGCAATGGCTGGGTCGCCGGAGGCCAAACAAGCCGAATTGATGGGTTTAAAGCCCATAAAGACCCGAAATGTGGACGTTAAGCAGGTCAAATGGTGCAAAACCAACGGTTTCGAGGTGCTGGAAGAACGCGATTGGGCGGGCAAATACATCCCCGTAATCCGTGTAATTGGCAACGAATTTGAGATAGATGGCAGGATGTACGTCAGTGGGCTGGTGCGAAACGCCAAAGACGCTCAACGGATGTACAACTACTGGGTAAGCCAAGAGGCCGAGATGCTGGCACTGGCGCCCAAGGCGCCGTTTATCGGCTACGGCGGTCAGTTTGAAGGCTACGAAACCCAATGGAAGACGGCCAACATCAACAACTGGCCCTACCTTGAGGTCAATCCCGACGTGACCGATGGTCAGGGCGGCGTGTTGCCGCTGCCGGCGCGGGCGCAGCCGCCGATGGCTTCCAGCGGCCTGCTGCAAGCCAAGGCTGGGGCGTCGGACGACATCAAGAGTTCCACCGGGCAGTACGACAGCAGTCTGGGCGCCACCAGCAACGAGCGGTCGGGGCGGGCCATCCTCGCGCGCGAGAAGCAGTCCGACACCGGCACCTACCACTATGTCGATAACCTGGCGCGGGCGATCCGGTACGCCACGCGGCAACTGGTGGACATGATCCCAAAGATCTACGACACCCAGCGCATTGCACGGATCATTGGCATGGATGGCGAAACTGACCAAGCCATGATCGACCCGACGCAGCCGATGCCGGTCAGGAAGATCCAGAACGAGCAGGGCATTGTCATCAAGAAGATCTACAACCCCAACGTCGGCAAGTACGACGTTGCGGTGACCGTTGGCCCGAGCTACATGACTAAGCGGCAGGAGTCGCTGGACGCCATGAGCCAACTGCTGCAAGGAAACCCGCAACTGTGGGCCGTGGCCGGCGACCTCTTTATCAAGCACATGGATTGGCCGGGGGCGCAGGAGATGGCGGCGCGGTTTGCCAAGACGATTGATCCCAAGCTGCTGTCGGATGATGACGACCCGGCATTGCAAGCGGCCAACCAGCAGATGCAAGCAATGGGGCAAGAAATGCAACAGATGCAGCAGATGTTGCAAAACGTCAGCCAGTCGATGGAAGCCCAGACGCTGAAGGTCAAAGAATTTGAGGCCGAGGTCAAAGCCTACGACGCGGAAACCAAACGGATCTCGGCAACGCAGGCCGGTATGAGCGAAGAACAGATTCAGGATATTGCAATGGGTGTGGTTGCGGCGGCGATAGAATCGCAAAGCATGCTGATGCCAAACATGCGCGAGCAATCTATGCCGATGGAAATGATGCCACCACAAGGGATGCCACAGTGAAGTGCAACGACTTCATGGGGATGCTGTTCTTGGCGCGGGATGTAGCGCACAGCATCCATTTGAACACCCGCAGCTTCTCCAAGCATGAGGCGTTGAGTATTTTCTACAAGCGAATCGTAAAGGCGGCAGACGAGTTTGCCGAAGCCTACCAAGGGCGGCATGGTCTGATCGGCCCGATCTCGCTGATGTCGGCAAAGAAAACAGCCAACATCATCGAGTTTCTGGAAGACCAGTTGAAGGAAATTGAAGCGGCTCGGTATGACGTTGTGGACAAGTCGGATACCTCGTTGCAACAGCTCATCGACAATATCGTGGAACTATACCTCCGCACCCTCTACAAACTCAGATTCCTAGCTTAGGACACCATCATGTCAGCCAACTACAAAAATCTTAGCGCCACTACGCAGGTTAAGGTTGGATTTACGGTTTTGAAAGGCATCTTTGTCATCT